CGGTGGTGATTGCGTTCCCCGGCTCACCGAGTTTCGACCCGGTGACTGGTGCGCCTGTGCCTGGTTCGGGCGGTGCGCAATACACCGCAAAAGGATACCCCGGTCAGTACGGGGCCAACGAGGTTGACGATAGCCTCATCAAGTCCGGTGACATTCGCCTGATTCTGGAGCGCATAGCCCAACGACCTGAAGCAAGCTGCGCGGCATTGATTGACGGCGTGACGTACCGCGTCATGACCGTGCGACCCGTGCGCAAAGCGGGTCAGGACGTTATTTACATCTGCCAACTGAGGCGCAATTAATGGCCCCCATTGATAAAATCGCGGCGGCGCTGGCAACAAGGCTCAACACCCTGGGCCTGCCTACACATTGGGAAAATGGCCCGTCATTCACCCCGCCTGACAAGGTCGCGTATCTCAAAGAATCATTCATGCCGGGCGAGGCCCTGCCCTTTGGCGTGTTCCAAGCTGACATCCTGGGTGGCATTTACCAAGTGACCGTGATGGCCCGTAAAGGCTCGACCAAGGGCGGTTCAATCGCGGAGGTCAGTGCTGTGCTCAATGCTTTCCCGCGCGGCCTGCGCCTGGCTCATGGCGGGCAAAGCGTCACAGTTTTGACAGCGTGGCGAAGTGGCGGGTTTGAATCCGGCGACCGCTGGGCTGTGCCTGTCTCAATTCGGTTTAGGGGCGTGGCATGACTTTTGCATTGGACATTTCCAAGCTGGTCAAAAAATACAACGGCAACGTGGACAAAGCCGTGAGAACCACTGGTTTTGAACTGGTCCGGCGCGTGGTCAACAACACACCCGTGGCCACCGGGCTGCTGCGGGGCAACTGGCAGGCAACGGTTGACGCGCCTGCAACGGGCACGATTGAGCGCGAAGACAAATCAGGCCAAGCCACGATCCAAGCGGCCATGCCTGCCATTAAGCAAATGACCGGGCGCGTGTTTTGGCTGTCCAACAATTTGCCCTACGCATACCGCATCGAGTACGAGGGCCATTCGAGCATCAAAGCCCCCGCCGGGATGGTGCGCGTATCAATCGCTGAACTGCAAGATAGTTTGGCCCTATCGCAAATCAAAGGCCGATAGTAAAATTAAATCCGCCCAATTCCGGGCAATCTTTTTGCAAAGAGGTTTTTTATGTCTGTGAATGATGTTTATTCGTCGGTCGGTACGGTTATTGCCGTTTCCGCATCTCTCCCAACAACCGAAAACGCGACGGGCTTTGAAGCCCTGACATACACGCCTGTTGGCCTTGCCTCCGAAGTTCCTGAGTTTGGCGTGCAGCAAGCCATTGCAACATTCGTGCCATTGTCCACCGGCATCACGATCAAGCGCGGAGGCTCAATTGACAATGGCGAATTGACCGTGCCGATTGCCTTGACCGGCTCAGAGGCTGGCGAGCTCATTTTGCGCAACAAGGCCGAAGGGTCGCCAACAAGCGATAAGCGCGTGAGCGTGCGCGTGGCCTTTGCCAATGGCGACTTTGCCTACTTCGTGGCCTTCGTCAACGCATTCCGCTACACCCCCGGCAATGCTGATGCAATCGCCCAAGCCTCTGTCGGTTTGGCCGTGACATCGACCGTTGTTTACGACGCAAACTGATCCTCATTGATGCGTCTAGGGTAGCCCCCGAACGCCGACCTAACCCACCGGCTGGCGCATCTCCTTTCCGGGTTGTAACTTTGAGGGACAAAGCATGTCTATTTTTCAACTGAAAACCGTTTCCGCTGACGATGGTGTCGTTATGACCATTCGTCACCCTGAGTCCAGCCTGCCCATGGATGGCCAGACAATCACCCTGCTGGGCACTGATTCGCGCGTCTACCGCGAGCACATCGCCAAGCGCGAACGGGCCATGATCGAGCATGTGAACGCAACGCACAAGCCGCCAAAACTTGTGCATGAACAAACCAAACAGCGGGCGCTGGATGATCTGGTGCTGCTGACCATTGGCTGGACCCTTGACGGCATCGACGGCAATCCCGTCGAGTTCACCAAGGAAGCGGCCCGTGATCTGTACGCAGACGCTGGCATGGCATGGCTTCGTGAGCAGGCCGAAGCCTTCGTTCAGGATCGCTCAAATTTTTTGCAGAAGTAAGCGCGGCTCTTGATCTTTACGTCAGGCACGCATCGTTTTTACATGCGGTGCCTAAAGAGTCCAAGAAGTCACGCTTAGAGCAAAACCCGCAAAGCAGGTTTCCGCCTCTTGATTGGGGCGGGCATTTGATTGGATGGCTTTTTGAGGCTGGCCCCGTGCTGTCAAGTGGCATGGGGCTGGCCCCATTGTGCGACCGTGACGTGGTGGCGTGGCAGGAAAACCAGGGCTTGCTTTTGACGGGCTGGGAGTGCAGCACCATGATTCGGCTATCGCGCATTTATGCCAACGGCATAAGCCAATACAGAGACCCGAGAAGCATACCCCCATGGTCACCAGATGTCCGTGAGGAATCCGTCAAGGCGGCAACCGATGCAATGCAGGGCTGGCTAAAGAAAATGGCGTCCAGGTAGGCTACCGCTTTTTAACCGCACCCGATAAAATCAAGCCATGGACATCGCCACGCTCAAAATCTCAATAGACACGCGGGAGGCATTGACCGCCCGGCGTGTGCTTATAAGCATCGAAGATCAAGCGGGCAAGACCGAGAAAGCCACCATAAGGATGGCGAAGCAAAGCAACCAGGCGCTTGGTGATATGTCGGGCTTTATCGGGCGAGTTGCTGGCGCTTTGGCCGCTGCAAACTTAGCGCAGCAATTTATCAACGTGGCCGATTCGGTGACGGTGCTGAATAACCAATTGAAGCTGGCGATGGGCACCGCTCAGGCGGCTGGGCAAGCCTACAAAGATCTCTACATCATCGCCCAACAATCGCGGGTTTCGTTCACCAGTTTGGGCGGCACGTTTGCGCAAATCCGCAGGGCAACCGAGGATACGGGACTGAGCTATGGCCGCTTGCTGACAGTCACTGAGGCCATTGGTAACGCCATGGCGGTGTCAGGTGGAGCTGCGCACAGTATGAACGCGGCGCTGATCCAGTTACAACAGGGCTTGGCATCTGGCACATTGCGCGGCGAAGAATTGAACAGCGTCATGGAGCAGACACCACGACTGGCCCAAGCCATTGCAGAAGGTTTGGGCATCACCCGTGGACAGCTTCGTGCAATGGGTCAAGACGGAAAACTCACAAGCGATGCCGTCATTCGCGCGCTGGAATCGCAAGCTGGCGTACTCAAGGGCGAGGTGGCCAACTCCACACTGACAGCAGGGCAGGCTTACATCGTTATGGCAAATGCCACGACAAAGATGATCGGGCAATTTGACCAATTGACGGGCGCAAGTGCTGGCGTCGCTTCGGCCATGAGGTCGGTCGGTTCGGCCATGGATGGGCTGGGCGTTTTCATCGAAAACAACAAGGCGGGAATTTTGGCGATTACGGGCGCACTGGCTGGCGCGGCGGTCGTTGCGGGCATTGTGAAAATGGCGGGCGCTATCGGCCTTGTGACTGCGGCGTTTACGGCGCTGACTGCGGTTATTGCGGCCAACCCCGTGGGCCTTGTCTTGCTTGGGATTGGTGCAGTTGGTGGGGCTATTGCTGGCATGAATGCGTACAACAACGCCTTCGCAAAGACCCGCGAGGGCATGGTTGAGACAATCAAGCGATTGGAAGAAACCAACAAGTCAGTCGAGAAAAGCATTTATGGGCCACCAAAAGCGGCGGCGATGCAGCACGTAGAGGCGCGCCGGAAACAAATCGAAGGCTTGCGCAAAGAGATCGAAAAGCTGGATGCAGCGGCAATCAAGGCGGGCGGCGGGTCTGGCTCAATTGGCAGCGGCGACACCGCATTGATGCGCGAGCAGGGCAAGGCTTATGCGTCCATGGCCGGGGAGCGTCAGAAATTCATTGACAGCGCAATGACGGCCACTCAAAAAATGAATGCAGAGCTTGAAAAGGCTCGCAAGGCATTTGGCGGCATGGTCCCTCAAAACGTGGAAGAGGCCATCAGGGGAAAATATGCGGGGGCAATTGAAAAGGCCACAGACGAAACAAGAAAGCTGATCGATGCCGGTATTGAACTTCAAAAATCGCTCACTGCAAAAGATTCCGGGCTTTCGCCGGAATTTGCAAAGCAGTTGGAATCGCTTGATGCGGCATACAAGTCCGGGAAATTAAGCACTGACCAACTGCTGGAATCTCAGCGCCTATTGCTTGAACAACAGCCGTTTATGATTGACGCGGCGAAACGTGAGGCCGATGCTATCAAGGAAGCGGCAAAGGCCCAAGAGGCCATGACCAAGCTGCACGAAGACAGCCTGAAGCCTTTCCAGCAAAGCCTAGAAGCTCAAATCAGGCGCGTTGAGTCACTGCAACTGGAAGAGGCGGCGGTAAAAATGGCGCGTGAGTTGAATGTCTCACTCGCCCAAGCGGTCGAGATGGTCAACATCGCCAAGCTCAAAGAGCAGCAAATCGCGGCCATGAGAAATCCCGAAGCGGTGGCGGCTATTGAGCGCGAGATTGAAGAGCGAAAAAAGCTGATCGACCTGATCGGCAGTAAAGAGGCGCGCGAGGCTTCAACCAGGGCGGCGGAAAAATCGGCGGCTGACTGGAAGCGCACGGCTGAAAAGATTGAGGACGCGCTGACTGATTCATTGATGCGCGGCTTTGAAAGAGGCAA